CTCGGTTATGCAAACTGGAAGGATATAAAAGAGCAGAACATTACTTCTGGTAAGTTCTATGTCTGGTATCGAGAAGATAATGAGACTCCAGAGCTTGTCAATGTAGAGTTCTTTGGAGAAGGAGAAGAAGAATGAATCGTGCTCAAAGAAGGAAAGCTAAGAGTAAGAAGAAGACTGGGTTTCATACAATGAATCCTAGAACTAAAGCTGGACTCGAAGATTACTTAAAATATAAGAGTATGTAATTAGCTAGAGCTCATCACATTACCCTTTTGTATATGTACTAATAAATATATAAAGTGGTGGGCTCTATGGTAATTATGTCAGACATGATTACTAGAATGGAGTAAATTATGAATACAGAAATATCCAATAATAAAGAAGAACAATTAGAAGACTTACCAGACTTCTATCATGTGACTTTAAATCCAGCTGGAAAGAAATCCATTTTCAGATGTGGTGCTTGTTGGAGATTGTTATTTCGTGGGGAGAAAGTTCTAAAGCATAAGAACAGAAAATATACTTTCTACTGTACTGGTTCAAAGCACATTGAATCTTCAGATGAATACTTGAAGTATCTTGTCGAAGTTCAATCTAAAGAACTAGGTATTGAGTATCTTACTGGTCAGCTTGAACAAATGGTTATTGAGTGGAGTAGTCACAGACACCGAAACAAAGTTGAAATTTTGTCGGTAACAGAACTACCAACTGATAATCCTAAAAGAAAAGAAGTTGAAGAGTATCGCAAGAAGAAAGCGATTACTGCTTTAGAAAAACAACTTGCTGAAATACAAGATGCACACAAAACAGAAGTGCAAAAAATATATGGTCAAATAGCTGAAATCGAAAACAGCTAGTGAGCTAAAGCTCTTACTCGCCAAATTAATTTATTATAAATAAATATCTACACATGTGAGTGAGAGCTTTATGGTCATTATCTAAACTAAATGAAAGGAGAAATATGACTATGTTATCTGAATGGTTCTACGCTAAAGAACTTCATGAAATGATTGCTATCGTTTTTGGTGGCTACTTTCTTGGATTCTTTGGTATTGCTTTTTTTATTCTCGACATAAAAGAGAAACGATTAGCAAAAGAAGAACTTAAATTATTTCAAGATGAAGATGGTATTCCTAAATTTGTCAGAGCTTCTGATAAGCAAATAGGATTACACAATCACTAATCAATGATATAATAAATGGCTATGGGTGCATAGCCAGTAGGAGTTGGAAGTCGCTTAATACATGTTCTTTTGTAGCCCAAACATGTACTAACTCCTACTGGTTAGGCATCATGCTTAACAACATAAATTATGAAAAGGAGAAATATGAGTGACATTATTTTAATGTCAGTAAAAGAAATTGCATCATTGCTTGGGTTAGACCGAGCTTTGATTGCATCATGGAATCATGCAAACAGATTACCAAAGCCAGAATGGTTGGTATCTGGTGGTAAGACTCCAGTCTGGACTGAACAGACAATTAAGAAATGGGCAAACTCAGATGAGTTTGTGCTTTCAAAAATAGACACGAGAGCAAAGAGTCGGTTATCAAAATGATTACTGTATCTCACTTTCGTGGTCAAGCTATTCCATACTTTGTTAAATCAAAGCATGACTTAGTTAAATATGTACTTAGAAAGTACAGAGATAGTGAGCCAATATCTAATGGAGAGTTCATTTATGATTTGAACTATTCAAGATTCGGCACTTCTATCCACAACTTAAGGAATGAAGGATATGTTATTGAGACTCTTCCTTCAAAGAAAAGAGGGCTTGTCTTTTATTATTTGGTCTCAGCACCAGATGATGATGTGAAGAGAAACCAATTACGATTGGTCTCGACATGAAAAGAAGAAAGATAAGTCACTGGAGAATATGGGCATTACTTACTAATGAAGAAAAAGTAATGCTCTATCCAAAATTAAAAAAAAGTGAAAAGAGAAGAATCTGGACTAAAGAATATATGAAAGTCATAAGACTTAATACTTATCCAGAAGCATACAAAGAAAAGTATGACAAAATCTTTTCTGAACTAAATACAAATAAAGGAGAAAGAATATATGAATAGTAAAGATAAAGCTATTGTTGCACAAGTAGCATTCAAAGGAGCAATCGATTTAGCTGTTGCTGGAAAGATTGAAGTCAAGATGATACTTGATGCGACTGATAAATATGCAGAACACTTATGGGAGAAGTATGGATTTGAAAATACATACGCTAACAATACAAGTGGCGGAAGAAGTAATTCTTCTGGATTAGCAACAGACAAGCAGATTAACTTCATTAACAAGTTGTTAAAAGAAGTTCCTAAGTCTGTATCTGATTCTGCAAAAACAAAAGTTGATAATGGGCTATCTGGAGTTGGTGCATCAGCTCTTATACAATCTTTAATAGATGAGAAAGAGAAGAATGAACCAAAAGCCAAAGACCCTATTGATGACTTAAGTGCTCCATTCTAAATGGATTACATAAAGTCTGATGTATATTTCAGCATAGTTCCAGAGTGGGTAATAGATGCACCCATATCAGCACAAGCTGTTAGAATCTATGCTGTTTTATGCAGATATGCAGACAAAGATGATGGTACTTGCTTTCCTAGTATTAAGACACTAGCAGAGCGAATACATGTGTCTGAGAGCACGATTAAGCGTGGTTTAAAGGAACTAAAAGCTATTGGTGCAATCAAGTCGCAGAAGCGGTTTGATAAAGCCACTGGGGAGCAAACTTCCAACTTATACACAGTAATGAGAAGCAAAGAGCTCATATATGAGCAACCCCATGTCAAAGATGACACTAGCCCAAGTTCATCAGTGACCCACAAACTAGAGTCAAATAACCATAGTCATTCTTTGGAAGAAAACTTTGAAGATAGAAAAAAACTATGGAGTGCTCTGGTAGATGCAATAGGTTATCAACCATCTACTCAAGTTGAGAGAGCTGGTTGGAATAAATGCATCAAACAACTAAGAGAAGCTGGTGCAAAAGCTGATGAGATTCCTAGCAGGGTATCACAGTACAAAACGCTGTTTAAGGGTATGACCCTTACACCATACGCATTAGTAAAGCACTGGTCTCTTCTGGGGGAAGAAGTAGCGAAGATTCCAAAGCCCAGAGATTGTGAAGTCGAAGGTCATGCTATGATTGATTTAGATGTCATAGACAAATGTCGATTTTGTGGTTTAGAAATTTCTAAAACAAAATGATATATGGAGACTAACAAGAGTTAAGAATAGAGTCGGAAGAGAACTCCGAACTGGTTGAGATACTCCTTTCAGTCACGCAAGTGATTATTGGTAACCATGTTTAACACTTAACTCATGTCTCCACAAATATCCAAAACAGAAAAACAATAGAAAATTGTTGATAGAATATTATCGAACAAGTGTTCTATGACAAAAGAATCAAAAAAACTTACGCAGAATAAGCAAGAAGTCAAACACAATCTTGACTTAGGAAATAATTACTACCCTTCTGGGTGGAAGCCCAAGCTCGAATTTGACCACAACACAAATGTAGGAGAGCTTACACATGTACAACCGCAGTCAGACAACTTTAAATTTAACGAGCTTTTAGATTCTTGGGGATACAACTCAGATGAATTTTATATTGAAGAAGATAGAATCAAATTTTCTACATGGGAAGCCCAAGCTAAAGGCGGAGAAGTTATTCAGATGTATGCTTTCAAAGCTACAATCAGAAGAAAGAAGCCTAAGCATAACGAGTTTGTAAGAAAACTTGAAAGACAGATAGCAAGAAAGAAGCCAGTAAAGGTTTCACAAGTTGCTGGAGACCATGCTTTTATGTTCTTTTGTGCAGATTTTCAGTTTGGTAAATCAGAATATAACGCTGACTGGGGAGCTGATGAGACAATAGATTATATTAGGAATGGAATCAAGAAAGCTCAGAAGCAGATAAAAGATTTAAACAAGTCTGGTCAGATAATAGATGAGATTTATATTATAGGATTAGGAGACTTGATAGAGAATTGTTATGGATTCTTCGACCATCAAGCATTCAATATTGAGCTGACCAGAACAGAACAAGAACATCTTGCTAGAAAAATGGTCATGGAAGTATTAGATGGCTTACTTAAATTAGCTCCAAAAATTTTTTTGGGGGCAGTAGTCGGAAATCATGGAGAGCAAAGAAGTGGTAAAGCTAGTACTCCAACAACAAGACTAGATAATTCTGATACACAAATATTTCAGATTATTGGAGAAATCATAGAAGGAAGAGAAAGATACAAGCATGTCAAGACTGTTATCCCAAATGACTTTTATCTTACACTTGATATAAAAGGGCAGAGACTTACTTTCTATCATGGTCACATGACTGGTGGTGGTGGAAATATTGAGAACAAAATTATGAACTGGTGGAAAAATCAGGGTCATGCAAGAATACCTTCTGGCTCTGCTGATATATTAGTCACTGGTCATTATCATCATTTAAGAGTTCTAACTGAGCGTGGAAGAACATGGTTTCAATCTCCATCTCTTGATACTTCTAAAGAACTAGAAGCAAGAATGGGTCTGACTACTTCTCATGGAATCCTTACATTTACAGTTTCAGAAAATGGTTGGGATAATTTAAAGATTTTATAGTCTTAGGCGAGTCTTAGGCGTTGTGAAAAATTTCACAAAGTATAAAATTAACACCGCCATTTTGCAAAAAGTTCAGACAGAATATAAATATAGGCGGAAATTTCAAAAAAAGTTGCACAGAAGGTAATAAGAGGACAAAAGGAAGTATCAGCTAAAAAGGGGTAAAATATGTTTTACGACTTTTCAAACTGCAACTGTTGCAAAAAATACTTTTGCTACATTTGCAAAGGGTTGGTTTTAAACCCTAAAAAAAACCATCTTACAATTAGTGGGCATAGAAAACCCACTTGCAAAAAACACATTAATAAGTTCAACTCCATTTGGGGTTGAGCTTACTTAGTGAAAATATTCACAAAGTATAAAAAAAATAAAAAAAAAGCGGAAATTCTCAAAATGTACTCGTATATATACAGTATGGACAACAAATACAAAAACAACTTAATGTTAGAAGCAAGAAGTTATAGTCATACAACTTACAGGGAACGATATGGACAAACAGGTAAAATGCACATCTTAGACAATGCAAGTTTTGAAGAAGATACACATTGTTTTATAGCAGTAGGTATTTGTGGAACAGTATTTCAAACTTATTACAAACATAAAGCACTTGATGTAAATATAGACCAAGTTACTTGTCATAAATGTTTAAATAAAATTGGATAATATTACTGATTGTTGATTTATAATGTAAGCATGAGAAAAGTAGCTATCGAGAATGATGGTACGAAAGTCAGAATACTTCTGATTGGGAAAGATGGAGATTGCTCATATAGGAATTTGCCTAAAGGTATAATGGATTTAGACAAATTAAAAGAGTATGAGAATCCTATTAAATCCCTTAATTAGTTGTTTAACTTTAGTTAGCCAACCAATTACGCCAGACATCATTCAAGACTATAAGGAATGTAAGCAGATTGAGTTCCAAGTTGAATCAGTCTCAGTTTGGCTACCCTTAATTGATAAATACTTTAAACAAGAAGACCATGTAGAAGTGAGTAGGATAATATTTTGTGAATCTTCTGGGCGGTCTAAAGTTGAGAACAGTAATAGTAATGGTACGAAAGACATAGGACTTATGCAGATAAACGATACAACTTACGATTGGATTTCAAACAAACTTGGTTGGTTTGGCGATAGAAAAGACCCAGAGTTTAATTTAAAGATGAGCTCTTGGCTTTATTATAAGTCTGGTAGCCATCATTGGAATAGTTCTAAGATTTGCTGGGGAGAAAAATGAAAAGAATAAAAGTTCTAGGTAAGTGGAGTCATGTATTTGAAGTACCAGACATACAAACAGCTGTTAAGAAAGCACAAGACTTATCAGACTTACTTGATACTTTGAATTTTCAAATCACTGGAGTTCAATTCGTTGAGTATCAGATACCAGAATATGATGAAGAAGATACAGAGTTTGAAGAAGAATGATAGATATAGCTTTTATCGTTGGAATATTTATTTCAATAAATTATCTTGCTTGGTGGTTGATTAAGAATGACAAGATATGATATTTGATGAACCTTTGCTTGATGACATAGATGATGAACTAACAATGGAGAACTATAAGCCCTTACCCAAATCTCTGACAATCAAAGAAAGCCAAATTGATGGGCTCGGATTATTTGCAACAGTTGATATAGAAAAGAACACAACTTTAGGAGTAAGCCATGTTAAGCATCATGATTACTTGAATGGATATATAAGAACTGCACTAGGTGGATTTGTTAATCATTCACTAGAACCAAACTGCAAACTTAGAGAAGTAGGTAATGAAATGTACTTACATACGCTCAAAGAAGTAAAATCTGGGGAAGAACTAACATTGACTTACAAACTTTATAACCCAGTGGAGATTATTGATGAGCGATAGAAATTTTTTCGGATTAAAGAAAAAGAACAAATACTTAGACCAAGAGATAGTAGATAAGCTCTTATATGCAATTAGTAAAGGTTCTTATATCAAAGATGCTTGTGTGTTTGCTGGAATAGATGAATCAACCTTTTATAGATGGAGACAGAAAGCTGAAGAAGGTAATGAAGAACTAGAACAATTATTTTCTCAAATATCTCTAACTGAAGCCCAGTTTAAAGTAAAAGCATTAGATTTTTTAATGGATATAGCAACTGAAGATAGAAACCCTAGAGTGATTCAATGGTTGCTTGGAGTCAAATACCCAGAACAATTTGGAGATACAAGTAAATTACAAATAGAAAATACTAATGAAGTTATTGAAGTGCAGTTTGCAAATGGTATTCCTTATACTGATTTTCAGTTGAATAATGGTTCTAATGATGAAGATGTGCAAGATATGCAAGTCGAAGAGCAAGAAAAATTAAAAGATGATACACTTGAGAACCATGAATGAAGAAGAAGTTAATCAAAAGTTTGTAGATATTGTCATGGACAATTTTGCAGACTATCAAGTTGATGGAGAAATATTTGAAGATACTATTGAATACATTATTCCTATGCCTTCTCCTAACATCTATTTCATTTCACAGATTCAACCAGAACAAGTGGAAGAAATATTTAATGACTTATTAAGATGGCTTCGTGATGGATATTCTTTCTAAACCAGTAGTAAAGCAGTACAGATTACCACCACTGCACCCAGCTCAACAGCAAGTAGCGTTATCAAACAAGAGATTTAGAATCTTAGTTGCTGGTCGTAGATTTGGTAAAACGCTTTTAGGAACTTCATTATGTATTGCAAAAGCAATGCAGGGTGGTTCTGCTTGGTGGGTAGCTCCTACTTATGCAATGGCTTTGGAAGGTTGGAAAACAATTAGAGACTTAGCTGGACAATATGGATTTGAGATTAAAGAATCAGAGAAAACAATTACAACTGGTAATGGTGGCTTTGTAACAGTAAGAACAGCAGATAATCCAGATAGACTTCGTGGTGCTGGTCTTGATTTAATTGTATTAGATGAGTGTGCATTTATAAAAGAACAAACATGGAAAGAAGTGTTAAGACCAACTCTTACTGAGCGTAAAGGTGGAGCTCTCTTTATCAGTACTCCAAAAGGAATACAGAACTGGTTCAAAAGATTATATGATGAAGCTGAGACTGCTGATGATTGGGAGAGATGGACATTCTCTACTTATGACAATCCATTCGTGGATAAAGCAGAGCTAGAGATAGCTAAGAGAGAGATAGGTTCTTTCCTATTTAGTCAAGAGTATGAAGCTCAGTTTGTTGAGCAGACTGGTGGCTTAATTAAATCAGAATGGTTTAAGTTTTACACAAAGGAAACTCTGACTGAGTTTGATGAGAATGGAAACTATAAAGATTATATTTACATATCAACACAATCTGGCTCAGTAAGAATGGAAGACTTATCTATTTATACTTCAGTTGATTTAGCTACAAGTACAAAGCAGTCAGCAGACTATACAGCAATAACAACTATTGGACTTGATAAGCAAAACAATGTTTATGTATTAGATGTAATTAGAAAGAGAATAGAAGCTCCAGACATAGTAAAACAGTTAGAACAAGTATATGAGAAGTGGAATCCAATATCGATTGGAGTAGAATCAGCTGGATTCCAGTTAGCATTAATTCAAATCATACGCAGACAAACTACACTTCCGATAGTAAAGTTAAAGGCAGATAAGGACAAGTTAAGTAGGGCATTACCATTATCTGCAAAAATGGAAGCTGGTATGGTATTCTTTCCTAATGATGCATTGTGGTATTCTGAACTGGAGAAAGAGCTGTTAGTATTTCCTAGCGGAGACCATGATGACCAAGTGGATAGTCTTGCTTATGGAATATTGCAAGTAGCAAAGAAGAAGACACTAAGAGCTTATTGAGGAGAAGATGGAAGAACGAAGGAGCTTCAGAGATATAGTTTTTGGACAGAGAAGGTTCAGAGATGACAGAACTAATTACAAAAGAAGTACAGGATTTAATTTTTTTAGAAATGACCCAAATGATTTAGTATATGGGAACTCTTCCTATATTCTTGGCTACAATACATCAGCTGGAGACTTCAATATGTCTGGGCTCGGCAATGGAGAATCAAACTCAGCAGTAACAGCTTGTCTTCAAGTATTAGGAGTATCATTCTCAGAAGCAACACTTCAAGTTACTTTTGTTGATGAAGATGGACAAACACAGCTTATTCCTAACCACCCATTTGCAAATTTAATGAGAAGACCAAATCCATATATGTCTGGAGATGTCATTCAACAATACATAATGAACTCAATACATGTATCTGGAGATGCATACTTAATGAAGCAGAAGAATAATGCTGGAGAACTTGTCGGTCTATATCCATTATTTCCAGAACAGATAAAAGCAAAAGGTTCAAATACTGAATTGATAACTCATTATGAATATGACTTAGATAATGGAAAGATGGAAATCAAAAATACAGATATGGTTCATATCAGACTTGGACTTGACCCTAAAGACCACAAGAAAGGTAATGCACCTTTAAAAACAGTATTAAGAGAAATCTATGGAGATGAATCTGCTGGACAAATGGCTACTGCTCTACTTGCTAACTCTGGCGTACCTTCAATGCTTATCACTCCAAAAGATGATTATGGAATTACTGAAACTGAAGCTGAACAAATATCAAGAACTTATCAACAGAAAGTTGGTGGTAGAAATAAAGGTAAGCCATTAATTCTTTCTGGTTCTATGAATGTAGAGCGATTAGCTTTCTCTCCTAAAGATTTGGACATAGGAGCTCTTAGAAGGATTCCAGAAGAGAGAGTATCAGCTGTTCTTGGAGTTCCAGCAATCCTTGCTGGTCTAGGAGCTGGGCTTGAGAGAGCAACATACAATAATACTTCTGAGCTTAGAGAGTTCTTTACTGAGCAGAAGCTCATACCTTTATGGAGAATGGTTGCAGAAGAATTAACTCAACAAGTATTACTTCCAGACTACAACTCTAATCAAGCTGTATCTGCTCAATATGATTTCTCAGAAGTAAGAGCTTTGCAGGGAGATGAGAAAGATATGTATGACAAATTAAATGTAGGAGTACAGGGCGGTTGGATAACTGTTGCTGAAGCAAGAAAACAAGTAGGACTTCCAACAAACGAATCACAAGAAGTGTATCTATTAAGTAATTCAGTTATACCAACAAAAGCAGATATGTCTCAAGAGACTCCAGCTCAGTTAGATGCACCAGAAGTTCCAGAGACTCCAGAAGTAGTAACAGAAGATATGGAAGAGAACCAAGAGAAAAGTTTTGAAGATAAGGTTGTTAGGAAAGTAGATAATCAATTTTGCGTGATTGCTGAGAACTCTGGTAGGAATATGGGTTGCTATCCAACCAGAGAACTAGCAGAAGCTAGATTAGAACAAATATCAAGATTCAGTGATAATCCAAAAGCTATGGTAGGTGTAGATGAATTTACAACTATTGAAGAAGCACAAGAGAGAGCTGAAGAGATTGGTTGTAGTGGAACTCATCAACATGATAAAGATGGGAATGTAATATACATGCCCTGTTCTACCCACGCTGAATATGAACAAAGATTATCTGAATACAATGGCTCGGATTGAAGATTTATCTATCGGAGATGCAGTAAGCTGGTCGATACCAAAGCCACCGCAAGAAGATAGCATTGCACATGGAATTATTAAATCACTGAACAGAGGAGATGAAACTGCTACGATTCGAGTATGGGCAATATTAGAGAATGGAGAACATGAAGAAACTGATAGAGATGTTGAAATTGAAGTGGGAAGACTTCGGAAAATATCTAATTTCGTTGATGAAGAAAGTAAGCAAGTTTCTGCAAGAGTTGAGCGAGTACTTAGAGACAAAGTAGAAGAGCACAACGCAGACAATCCAAAATACAGAGCAACATTAAGAATGCTCGAAGCTGTATTCAGAAGAGGTATCGGAGCATACAGAACTAATCCAGCATCAGTGCGTGGTAATGTTCGTTCTGCTGACCAATGGGCTTATGCTAGAGTAAATGCTTTTCTTAGAGCTCTTCGTACTGGTAAGTTTCCAAGAAGTGCTTTTGATACAGACTTACTTCCAAGTAACCACCCATTAAGTTCTAAATCCTACGAAGGCAAACAAGTCGGTACAGTTCCAGAGTTTATTAGAAAGAATGCTCAAAGAGGATTGGACAATTTAGAATTTGCTGGTTCTGGTCTTAGAGATAAAACAATTAGAGAAGCTAGATTAATGCGTGATGGACAAATATCAGAAGATAAAGCTATCCGCATGAACGCATGGTTCTTACGACATGAATCAGACTTAGTATCTGAAAGAGCAAATGAATACCTTCGTGGAGAATCTGAGAAAATGACTGCTGGTCAAGTAGCTTGGTTACTTTGGGGTGGAGATTTAGGTAAATCAAATAGAATGAGAGCTCAGAAATGGGCAGAGAGACAAGTCAATCGTATAAGAGCTGAGAAGAACTTTGAATCAGCAATAGAGCTCGTTAGAAGAAAATCAATGCTTCGAGATTCAGAATGGGAAGTAAGACTAAATAGATTTAGAACTAAACAAGCACAAGATGCAGTTTATGAAGAGTATGACAAACTTTTAGGAGATTGGGATTTTACATTAGCAAGACAATACTTCGGACTGTTAGATGCACAAAGGAAAGCTATTAATAAAGTTCTTGCAGAGAATCCACCAACAATAGCTGGAATAGAAGTTCTAGTTAATAATGCAATAGACAATACTACAAACAACTGGAAGGAAGACTTATCTCCAGTTTATGAATCTATGACATTAGATTTTGCATTCTTTCAAACAAACTTACTTCTACCAGATGAAAAGGACAACACAGTATTTACTCCAGCAGAACAAGAAAGAATTACTAGAGCAAGAAGAAGAAAGCCGAGAAAAGAAATAGTAGAAGAAGGATTTTATGTAAGAAGAAGAGGTGGAGCAAGACTTGCAATCAATAGACAATCTTTCAACAGAGAGTCTGCAAAATTCATACAAAGAAGATTAGATACATTCTTACCAGATATGTCTGCTACTGCAAAGAAGAACTTAAACACTGCATTGAGAAAATCATTTGATAAAGCAAACGAGTTAGGTCTTACTGGAAGACAACTAGAAAACTTTATTAGAAAAGATATATCAAAAGTGATTGGTAAGAAAAATTTAGGTAGAGCCATGAATATTGCTAGAACAGAAGGTTCAGCACTATCAAACTTTGCTATGAATGAATCTGCTAAGGCAACTGGATTATCTTTGACAAAACAGTGGCTTACACAAAGAGATGGTAAAGTAAGGAATAGTCATTTGTTTGCAGATGGACTAGAAGTTGGAATGAACGAACCATTTATTATTTCTGGGTACAAAATGAATTACCCAGCAGATAGTAGCGGTGGAGCTCCAGCTGGTTTAGTATGTAATTGTAGATGTACATTGATATACAATGAAAAGAGGATTTGATAATGGATAGAGAAAACTTAGAGTCAAAAACTATTGACTTGCATACTTCAAACGAAGTAGAAGGAAAAGTAGAAGCTGTATTTTCAGTATTTAATGAAATAGATTCAGATGGAGATGTCGTTCTCCCTAATTCTATAAAGTCTGGATATGGAGATGCTGGTGTAGCAATGGTCTGGGCTCACGACTGGAAGAGACCAATAGGTCGTGGAGAAATAGTTCAAGATGGCGACAGAGCTATGTTCAAAGGACAATTCATAATGGACACACAAGAAGGTAGAGATGCTTTTGCAACTGTGAAAGCAATGGGAGATTTACAACAGTGGTCATTTGGATATGAAGTATTAGATAGTGAAAATGGAACTTTTCAGAAAGATGGTAGTAGTACTGATGCAAGATACTTGAAAGAATTAAAAGTCTGGGAAGTAAGCCCAGTTCTTGTTGGTGCTAATCAAAATACATATACAGTAGGTGTTAAAGAAAAATCAGAAGATAATTCTGGTTTGACATTAGCAGATGAGTCAGATGAGTTACTTACTAATTTGTCTGCTCTTCTTACGAGATTCAAAGAGCTAACTGCTTTGAGACTCAAGAAAGAAAAAACATTGTCAGACAATTCAACAAGTATTCTGATGAATCTACAAGATGCTCTTCAAGAAGCATATCAAGATTTGAATACATATTTAGATGTTGGTGCTTCAGAAGATTCTAAAGATGAAGAAGATACAGTTGATGCGACTACATTGTTGTTAGAAACAAATAGGGTTTTAGCTGATAGCTACGACCCAGAAATATAGGAGATACTTTATGCCTAAATTAGAAGAGCTAAAGAAACAACTCCACGAACTCAGAGAGAACACTCTAAATGAGTACAAAGAATTTGAAGCAGTAGATTTCGATTCTGAGAAAAAAGAAGAGTGGGCTAAGAGAAATGAAAAAATGGCGGAACTTGTTGGACAAGTAAAAGAAGCCACAAAAATTGAAGCTGAGAGAAAAGCTATGGAAGATGAGCTAGAAGCTGGTAAAGCAGTAGAGCCAAAGGCAATACATACTGAAGCAGTTGAAGGCAAAGAAGCATATCAAACTGTTGGCGAACAATTAATCGAGTCAAGAGCATATAAAGGTTATATGGAATCTGGACAAAAAAACATTTCATCTGAGTTGAAGTGGAATCCAAAGTACGAGTTTAAAACAACTCTTACTGAATCTGGATACCCACCAGCAGTCACTAGGTCTGACTTAGTAGTACCTACTGCTCTCAGAAATCCAAACAATGTTTTGGACTTAATTGATACAATCAATACTGACCAGTACCAATACAAGTACCTAGAAGAAAGCACATTCACTAATAACTCTGGAGCAACAGCTGAAGGTTCAGCTCTTGGAGAAAATGCATTAGCATTTACTGAAAAAACAGAGAACATTAGAAAGATTGGTTCTTTCTTACCAGTGACTGAAGAGTTACTTGCTGATGTATCAGCAGTACAGGGTTATCTTGATTCAAGATTACAAACAATGGTTCAACTCGCTGTAACTGACCAGCTTCTTGCTGGTTCTGGTTCTGGAAGCAACCTAACTGGATTATTAAATGTTAGCGGAATAAACACATTCGATTTTTCTAGTTTCTCTGGAAACTTGAAGAGAATCGGACAAATTTATGAAGCAATCACTGAAATCCAAAAGGATAGCTTCTTAAGCCCAGATGCAATAATTATGCACCCTTCAGACTGGTATCAAGTTGTAACCGAAGTCAATGCAGTAACAACAAGTGGTTCATTGAATCCACTATTCGTTGGTGCAGGAAACTTTGGTGGAGCTGTCGGTAATACTCTTTGGGGATTACCAGTAGTTCTTGATACAACAAGACCAGCTGGAACTGCAATAGTTGGTGTATTCGGTGGCGGACAAGCATGTCATATTGTCGCAAGACAGGGTATGGAAGTTGCTATGTCTGATTCACATGATGAGAACTTTGTAAAAGATATTATGGTAATGAAGGCAACAGTCAGATTGGGATTCCCAGTTTATAGACCAACTGCATTCTGTTCCATAACAAACATCTAAGAGATTAGATTATGACTATTATGAGCCATCATTCGTATGGTGGCTCATTAGTCGGAGAGGAAAAAATGATTTTAAAAAAAGATATTTATATGAATGAAGCAGGAGAATGCAAAGAGACTACTGGCGGACTTCCTAAAGGTTGGGCTAAAGGTAAGCTCATGGGAAGAAAAGGTCAAGAAATGTCTGATGCAGAATACAAAGCATTAAACATGGTAGAGACAAAAGCAAAAGCTCCTAAAGAAAATAAAGGAAAGTAATACTCAATGGCGGTAGTAAATGGATATGCTACTTTAGCCGAGTTAAAAACTTACATTGGATTTAGTGGTTCTGGTCAAGATACCAACTTAGAAAATGCTATTAATGGTGCTAGTAGGCAAATAGATGCTATAACTGGAAGATTCTTTTATCAGACAAGTTCTGAAGTTAAGACTTTTACTCCAGACAATGTTCTATTTCTACAAGTACCAGACATATCTAGCCCAAGTGGTTTAGTTGTAAAGTTAGATACAACTGATGATGGTTCTTATGACAAGACACTAACAATTAATACAGACTTTTATCTAAAGCCACTTGATGCTGGTAACCAAGTAGATGGAGAAGAGTTTGCTCCAATAACAGAAATAGCAATATTAGATACCAGAAGCTCTGAAAGATTCGACCCTACAATCGTAAAGAATGTTCAGATTACAGCTCAGTTTGGATATAGTGCAGTTCCAAAAGCTGTCAAACAAGCATGTCTTATACAAGCTCTCAGATTATTCAAAAGAAAAGATGCACCATTTAATATTTTAGGAAACGAACAGACTGGTCAAATAGAACTCTTTAACAAGTTTGACCCAGATGCTAGAGAACTCATAAAGGGTTATATAAAGAATAGACTCTAATGGCTTCAACTGATATTCAATTCAAAGTCACTGGAGTACAAAGTCTAAGAAAAAGACTTAAAGCAAACAATTTATTAATGACTCCATTAAGGAACTACTTAAATGGAACTGGAAAGATTATTAAAGAAAAATCAAAACTTCATGCTCCAGTTGATACTGGTGCTCTTCAAAGAAGTATTAAATATACAAGAGTAAAAAATACTGGAAGAATACCTAATAAAGTATTAGTTTATGCATCAGCAAAACATTCATCATTTGTTCATGGAGACCCAAATAAAAAGTTTAGAATGACAAAGCCATTTAATAGAACTAGACCACACTTTCCACCAGTAAAAGCATTAACTGGGTGGGCAAAGAGACATGGTATGAATCCTTTTGTAGTTGCTAATTCTATTGCACAAAAGGGAACTCCTATTGTTCCATTCTTAAAAATGGGGTTTAGAGATTCTGCTCCAGAGAGAAAAGTATTACTATCAGTAGCAACAAAACAAATTGAAAGACAATTTAAGAAAGGTAGGAAAGGAAAAATATAATGGCTAGTTTATCTTCTATAAGAGATGGAATAAAAACTAATCTTGCAAACATATCTTCATTAATAGTATTTGGATATGTTCCAGATTCTATTGAGCCACCAACAGCAGTTGTAGGTGTAGTAGATAATATTGAGTACGATTCAACAATGGCTCGTGGAGCAGATACTTATAATATTCCAGTCTTCCTTTATGTGAGCAGAATTGATGCAGAAGATTCTCAAGATACATTAGATGCATACTTGGCTTCAACTGGAGCTAGTTCAGTAAAAGCACAAGTAGAATCTGACATAACATTGGGTGGTCAAGCACAATCTGTTAGAGTAGTAGAAGCAGACAACTATGGAGTCTATACTATAAACAACATAGACTACTTGGGAGTCGAATTTATGATTGAGGTAATAGCATGAGTTATATAGTAATGAGCGGAATTGATGTTGGTAAAAAACGATTTGAAGCTGGTAAGAAAGTCACTAAACAAGATTTAGGTAAATCATTCAAATGGTTGCTCGAACAGGGTATAGTGATTGATGAGAAAGATTTGGAAAGAGCAAGAAATGAAAAAGGTCATTTTATTGCTGATGACCCAGATACTCCAGAGAATGAGGCATGGGTAAAGAAGGAAGAAGAATAATTATGAAGTATGGTGGAAGCTATGGTTCTGGTAGTGGTTCAAGAAGAAGGCGAAGAAGAAGAAGGGGAAGCGGTAAAAAATAATGGCGTTTGTACATGGTAAAGGCACAAAGGTATTTATAGATGCAACAGAATTTAGTTCATACTTAAACAATGTAGATGTAACAAAAACAGCTGATGTAGCTGAGACAACAAACTTTGGTTCTTCTGGAGTTAAAACATATATTGCTGGAGAAGATGATGGAACTATATCTCTTTCTGGATTATTTGATGCAACCGCAGATGCAACTCTTCAACCATTACTATCTAATGGTACAGATTTTGATTTAGTTGTTGGTATAGATGGACTAGACACTGGAGACAGAAGTCAGTTTGCTGTCGCTAACATAACTAATTATGGTGTATCAAGCCCAACTGGAGATGTTGTTGCAACTTCAATAGATGCTCAAGCAGACAATGGAGTGACAATAGGTCTCGTTTTAAATGCTGGTGCTTATACAACTACTGGAGTGCAGGGCACTGCTAATGACAACTCAGCGAGTTCAACTGGCGGTGGTGGAGCATTTCTAATTGTGACAAGCGTAAGTGGAACTTCTCCAACTGGAGATATAAAGATTCAGCATAGTGCTGATAATGTAACTTATGCAGACTTAATCACATTCACTCAAGCTACTGGTGCGACAAGTGAAATTAAAAAAATAGATGAAGGTACAACAATCAATAGGTATGTCAGAGTACATAATACGATTGGTGGGTCTTCAACTCCTACAATAAATGCTATTGTGGGATTTGGAAGAAATAATTAAGGAGAAGGAATAAATGGCGTTTGTACATGGTAAAAACTCAGTAATGAAATTAGATAATGCATCTGGTTCATTAACTGACATAAGTGCTTTTGTTAATAATGTTGATTTCCCAGAGACAGCTGATGTTGCAGAAACATCTGTTCTTGGAGCATCTAATAAAACATATTTAGCTGGTTTAAAAGATGCGACTATTGGTCTCACTGGTTTCTTTGATGCTACTGCTGATGCAATATTCGGAGCAGTCATAGGTCAAAGTGCTACTCTCTCTTTTGAATATAGCCCAGAAGGAACTGCTTCTGGAAAAATCAAATATACTGGCGAATGCATACTTACAAATTATGCATTGAGTTCTCCAGTAGGAGATGCGGTAGCGTACAGTTGTGATTTACAAGTTTCTGGTGCAGTCACAAGAGGCACTCACTAATAACAATTAAATAGATAATAGAAGGGAGATACATGAAACGATTATCTGCTGATGATATTAAGAACTTACCTTCAGTTCCAGAAGAAGAAATTGAACTGGAAGAATGGGGATTCTCTGTAAAGATTCGTGGAATAAATAAAGCTATGCAAGTTCATTTGGGCAAGATGCTTAACAATGATGATGCTGATGCTTTTGATTACCAGAGAGAACTCTTGAAAGTTTGCGTAATAGAACCAGAACTAGATGATGAGCTTATTGACCAGCTTTATGAAAAAGATTCAAAAGTAATAGATAAGATATTCTTAAAAATAAATGAATTAAATGGTGTTGGGGGTTCTGCGGAAGCAGAGCAATTTTGAAACTGACTTAGATTTAACATTTAGATTTAAACTTGCTAGAGAACTAAGCATGACTGTTGGGGAGCTTATGACTACAATGAGCTCAATGGAATTCAATCAATGGATTGCGTTTTATAAATGGGAAACTGGAGAAATAAATAAAGCAAGAGCTTTAGCTGAAGCTGAAGCAAAAAAGAATAGGCAAAGATAATGGCGATAGCAGACATAGCAATTCAGATAGTTACTAAAGGTGCAGAACTAGCTAAGAATCAATTAAATAAACTTAGTGGCTCTGCTGACAAATCTGGAAAGATGATGGGCAAACTAGCTACTGCTGGAAAAGTAGCTGGTGTCGCTATCGGTGTAGCTTTAGTAAAAGGAATGACTAAGGCGACTCAAGAGTTTATAGCATTCAATGACAAGATGACTCAGTCTCTTGCAATCATGGACACAACTGTTGAGCAACAGAAAGCAATGGAAGAACAAGCTCTTGCAGTATCAAGAGCAACAAGAATATCAGCTGAACAATCCGCAGAAGCATTTTTCTTCTTAGCATCTGCTGGTTTAAATGCAGAGCAGTCTATATCAGCTCTACCACAAGTCGCTAAGTTTGCACAAGCTGGTATGTTTGATATGGCTACTGCTACTGACTTAGCAACAGATGCTCAGTCTGCATTAGGAATGACTGTTGATGATGCACAACAGAACTTAGACAACCTTACAAGAGTTACTGATGTTCTTGTAAAAGCTAACACATTAGCAAACGCATCTGTACAACAATTCTCTGAAGCACTTACAAACAAAGCTGGTTCTGCATTAAAAGTAGCAAACAAAGGTATTGAAGAAGGTGTTGCAGTCTTATCAGCTTTTGCAGATAGAGGTGTTAAAGGAGCTGAAGCTGGAGAAAAACTTAACCAGCTTTTAAGAGATATACCAAGAGCAACAGCTAAGAATGCGGAAGAGTTCGCTAAATTAAATCTCCAAATGTTTGATGCTGATGGAAACTTAAAGAATGTTGCAGACTTAATAGAAGAACTTGATGGAGTGTTAGCTCCAATGTCAGATGAATTAAAAGCATCTACATTAGACCAGTTAGGACTCAATCGTGGTGTTGCTGATGCAGTTAAGATATTGTCTGGTGCTGGAGATGAGATACGAGCTTACGAACAAGCATTATCTGATTCTGGTGGTACTACTGCTGATGTCGCAGAAAATCAGATGGGTTCTCTTAAAGCCCAGATAGATTTAATGAATAATGCATTCTCAGAACTTGGAATCTTAATAGGAGATACTATTGCACCAGCTTTATCTGCTGTTGTTGGATTTATAACAAAGATAATTACCAAGACTTCTGATTTTGTAAAAGAACAAAAAGAACAAACAGATGCAGTAGAAGAATCTGCAAGAAAATTAGTTATAGCTGGTCAAGTTATAGAAAAGAATACACATGTTTATAATCCTTACTCACAAGCATTGTTTGAAGCTACTACAAATCTTGTTGATAACAGAAGTGCAACTGAGAAAGCAATAGATGCTCAAAGGGGATTAGAAAGAGCAAATAGAAATACAATTCCAAGTTATATGGAAGTTACTGATAGTGCTATTGCGTATGCTCAATCTCAGAGAGAAAAAGCAGAAGAGACAATGGAATCTACTGAAGCAGACAAAGAACAAGCAGAGAATCTTAAGAAAAACTTCTTACCAGCTCTTGATGCAGTGCTTCAAGCACAAAACAAACTTAAAGATATTCAAGAAAGAATTAAAGATGCAGAAGAAGATAGAGATGATGCATCAAAGAGTGTTACTAAAGCTCAAAAGGAGTTAGAGAAAGCATCTAGTGCAGTCACAATAGCTGAACAGAAATTAAATCAAGCTAAAGATGATGCAATAAAAGTAACACTGAAAGAAGAACTTGCTATCTTAAATGCTCAAGAAGCAGTACAAAGACTTACTGATGCTCAAGATGGTTCAAGACAGATGGAGCTTCAATTAGCTATTGCTAAACAGAAAGTTATAGACTTACAAGAAAAATCAACTGGTGCAACACAAGAACAATTATCAGCACAAAGAGAATTAGAAAGAGCAATCGAAGAAGAAGAAAGAGCTTTAAATAATTTAACTAAAGCAGAAGAAAAACTAATAGAAGCTCAAAAAGAATTAAATGAAGTGACTGCTAAAACTCCAGAGAACTTATTAGAAATAGCAATGGCTAAAAATGATTTAGATACAGCTCTAAAAGATTTAACAGCTTTTGGAGAGTTTGATAGTGCTTTATCAGTTCTTGTTGAATCTACTGGAATGAAACTTCAAGACTTAATTGATATGGCTAACAATATCAAAGCTGGTCAAGATATTGCTTTTGATTCTTCTGGTGGTGGTGGTTCAGTTAAGACTGATACATCTGGAGAAGCTGTAACTGGAGAAATAGTTGCACCAGCAGGAGCATTAAGTGGAAGTGGAGTCACTGGAAGAGGAATTGCTAATCTCGACAGAATGGGAGCAGTTGTTATAAATCAGAACATAACAGTAGAAGGAAAGAATGCTAATCAACAAGCATTAGACATTATTGAAGCTGTTAATAGAGCACAGAGGAATGGACAAAGGATAGTTTCCTAATGTCTGCAAGTTTTGATTCAGATGTTGATATAACAGTTGAAGTTGCATTTGATTCTGACCCATTTAGTTCTAGCCAATCTTTTACAGACATAAGTGAATTTGTAAGATTTTTCAGTATAAGTCGTGGTAGGGCACATGAACTTGGAGATTTCAGAGCTGGTAATTTGTCTTTTGCAGTTTCAAATCAAGACAATAGATTTAATCCTAGTCAGACAACTCATTTTTTTGATTCAACAAATAATAGAACAAAGATTACCCCACTTAAGCAAGTCAAAGTATCTGCAACTTATGATTCTACAACTTATGTTTTATTTAGGGGATTTTTAGATACAGTTCCAGTCAAATTTATTGCTGAAGGAGCAGACTCGATAGTGACATTCACTGCAATAGATGCTTTTAGATTATTTCAAAATCAGACACTTCAATCAGTAGGTTGGAGAATCGGTAGAGCTGGATTTTCTGAACTTGGTCAAACAACAAGACTTGGATATGTTGATAGTCAAGAGCTTTCATCTGATAGAGTATCAAGAATATTAAATACAATAGGATTTCCTAGTGCTCTTCGAAGCATTGACACTGGTACTAAACAAGTTATTTCACAAGCTACTTCGACAAATGTATTGACCGCTCTAAAAGAATGCGAATTAGCAGAGAATGGTCAGTTTTTTATAAGCAAAGATGGAAAAGCTACATTTAGAAACAGAGCATATAAATTTACAAATGCATTAGCTACAACTTCTCAAGCAACATTTGATAACAGCGGTTCAAACTTACCTTTTACAAATGTCGTATTATCTTTTGATGATGATGAAGTAATAAACTCATACTCATGGACAAGAAGCGGTGGTACTACACAATTTATAGCTGACTCAGATTCAGTGCTAAGATTTACAGCTCTAGGTTCAAGTCAATCAACAATAAATACTTCTGATTCTGATGTATTAAGTATTATTCAACAAAAGCTATCTGAAACTGCAATACCAATTATTCGTATTGATAAATTAGATATTAACCCAAGAGTCAATACAAGTATATGGGTTCAAGCACTTGGAAGAGAAATAGGAGATAGAATTACTGTTAATATTGTAAATACAGATGGAAGCACATTGTCTGATGAATTATTTATAGAATCAATAAGTCATTCTGTTAATGCTTCATCACAAACATGGAATTGGACTTTGACACTTAGCCCAGCAAGTTCTGCTTCTTGGGTATTGGGTCAAGCACTTCTTGGGGTTGGAACTAGATTTGCATATAGTTAATGCTAAGATAAAAGAGATATTAAGGAGATAAATTATGGCGGGAGCTGGTTGGAAAAGTTATAGCACTGGAGACTTGATAAGTGCTACCGAGTTTCAGACATTCGTTCAAGACCAAGTTATACAAGTCTATGCTGATAGTAGTGCAAGAGATACAGCTTTAGGAACGAATGATGCAGAAGGTATGTTCTGCTTTCTAAAAGATTCAAACACATTACAATTTTATGATGGCTCAGCTTGGGTTAATTTCATTGGCGAAGGAGATATAACAGGTGTTACAGCAGGAACTAACTTATCGGGTGGTGGCTCATCAGGTGCAGTAACAGTTAATTTAGCTATCGATAGTGAAGTAGCTTTTGCCGACCAAGTCGCAAGTGCAATAGTACTAAAAGATTATGCAGAAACAGATGTAGCCTTAACTTCATCTTCTAACGCACTAGCAATAGATTTAGCAAATGGTAATACAGGAAGTATTACTCTTACAGAAAACATAACTGATATTGACTTTACAAATGTTGCAAGTAATGGAGTTTCAACATTTACACTTCAAATTACACAACACGCTTCAAGTTCAAAGACAGTTGCAATAAATCAAATTACAGTTAATGGTGGTGGACACGCCACAGGTAAAACAGCAGGTGGAAGTGGATATACAGTTTCATCAGGTGCTAATGATATTGATTTAGTAACATTTTTATTTTTTGACGCAGGAACACCTTTAATAAACGCACTTCAAGATTTTAGTTAGGAGATAATATGCCCTTAGGCTCAGCTCGTTTCGGTTTACAAAGTTCTGCACCTGCATTAGAAGTCTCTTATCTAGTAATTGCAGGTGGTGGCGGTGGCGGTGCAGACCAAGGTGCAGGTGGCGGTGCAGGTGGTTATAGAAACTCTTTTGCTTCAGAAACATCAGGTCGTAATTCTTCTACTGAAACACCTTTGACATTAGATACATCAACAAACTATACAGTTACAGTTGGTGGTGGTGGTAATGGTGCTACTTCCCCTAATGATAATGCACAGCAGGGCAGTTCTTCAGTTTTTTCTACAATTACATCTATCGGTGGTGGTAAAGGTGGAAACCTTTATAACGCAGGTGGTAATGGTGGTTGTGGTGGTGGAAAATCAGGTAATGGTACTGCTTCACAAGGCTTTGATGGTGGCTCAGGCAATAAGGCAGGTGGCGGTGGTGCAGGAGAAGATGGAAATACTGATGGCTCAAAAGAAGGTGGAGATGGTCTAAGTTCATCTATTACAGGAAGTGCAACAACACGAGCAGGTGGCGGTGGTGGTGGACAATCTACCGCAGGGTCAGGTGGCTCAGGTGGTGGCGGTAATGGTGGAAATGATGGCTCAGCAGGGTCAAATGGCTCAACAAATCTTGGTGGCGGTGGCGGTGGCGGTGCTGATGTTAGAAATGGCGGTGCAGGTGGAAAAGGTGTAGTTATATTACGCTATCCTGCTCATTACACAATAACTATTGGTGCAGGTCTAACTTGTTCAGACGCTAACAGTACAGTAGGTACTGATGAAAAAAAAGCAACCATTACAAGTGGTAGTGGTAATGTGAGTTGGGCATAATGGCTTACTATGCACTTTTAGACGAAAATAACATAGTTACACAAGTAATATCAGGTATTGACGAAGATGACACAAGTACTTTACCTGATGAATTTAGTTCTTGGGAAGAATTTTATGGAAATTATCATAGTCAAACTTGTAAAAGAACTTCATACAATACTATCGGTAATCAACATTTAGAAGGAAAAACACCTTTTAGGGCTAATTATGCAGGAATTGGATTTACTTATGATGAAGAAAACGATGTTTTTTATAGCCCTTTACCTATTCAAGAAGGTAAAACTTTTACATTAAATCAAACAACTTGGTTGTGGGAAAGAAACGAATAAAACAATAAATAAGTTACAATTTATTTATGACAAAAAAAATATTAGTATTTGGGTTGTCTGGTTCTGGAAAAACAACATTTGCTAAAAAATTGGTAAAACAATTAAATTATCCCATAGACCATTATGAAGCTGACAAAGTAAGAGAAGCATTCAACGATTGGGATTTTTCTTTAGAAGGCAGACAAAGACAAAGCGACAGAATGAATGCTTTAGCTAATCTAAGTAAACTTAACAATAAGCATTGTATTTTAGATTTTATAAACCCTTATGAAAAAAATAGAAGTGGTTATGATATTACTGTCTTTATGAATACTATTAATAAAAGTGCTTATGATGACACTAACAAGATATTTGAAATTCCAAAAAATGCGAATTATGTAGTTGATTCTTTTGATGAAGAATTAAATTTAGATATGATTAAAAAAATTTGTAATGAATTATAAAAAACCAACAGTAATGTTATTAGGAAGATTCCAACCTTTTCATAATGGACACTTAGCTTTATTTGAAGAAGCACTTAAAAAAACAGGACAAGTTTGCTTAATGGTTAGAGACACAGGTGGTATTGATGAAAGTAACCCTTTTGACTTTGAATTTGTAAAACAAAAAATAGAAGAAAAGTTACTGCCTAAATATAAAGATAAGTTTGATGTGATTCTTGTACCTAATATTACAAACATTAGTTATGGTCGTGGTGTTGGATATTCCATAGAAGAAATTGTATTACCTGATGAAATACAACAAATATCTGCAACACAAATAAGAAAAGAAATGAAATGAAAAAAATATTTTTTATGTCAGGTTTAGCTAGAGCAGGTAATACTTTACTTAGCTCTATCTTAAATGAAAATCCAAATATCTATGCAACAGGTAAGTCTGCAAATGTAGAAATTATGCACCGAATATTTGATATTAAAGAAACAGACTTACATAAAGAATATCCACAAGATTTTGGCGTTGATAACATTTTAAATAGTTATTTTACAAATTTTTATTCTGACATAGAAGAGGATTATGTCATTGAACGAGGAGAATGGATTACACCATACAATCTAAATATATTGCGTCAATATTGCCCAAACGAAATAAAAATTATTGTTATGGTAAGAAATATTGAAGATGTTATTAAATCTTTTTTAGGTGTGTGTGAAAGAAATCCTAATTATTATATTAATGAACAATATGAGTTGAATAAAAATAATTTAATGTATAAAGACGAGATTGATTTTAAAGTCGATATGATTATGTCAAATCAGCATAATGTAAATATGTTATCTTCAATACAAAACTTAGAGCCTAGCAAAGAAATTATGTTTGTTGATTATGATAATTTTATTTGTAATGTTGATGAGACTATAAATAACATATATAGATTTTTAAACATTGATACTTATAAACATAATTTTTCTAACATCAAACAACTTCAAGGATACAACGATGAATATTTCTATAACGACACACACACTATACAAACTAAAAAAATAAAAAAGAGAGATTTAAAAATAGAACTTCCCGATTATATTATTGAAAAGTATTCTAAATATAATACTTGGAAAAAATAATTTATTAATATATAAATATGCAAAGAAGAAGATTGCGTAAAGAACAACACGAATGGACTTACGAAATTACTTACAATGGAAAGGTAAAAAGATATGAAACTTGATGTAGTAAGAACTCAGTTCGGAGATGATGCAACATGCGGAATTTTATTTATTGATAAAATTTTTGAATGCTATGTACTTGAAGATGAAGTTAGGGATTTGAAAGAGTATGCTGAAACTGCTATTCCGCTTGGGGAGTATGAAATCAAGTTTAGAAATGTTGGCGGTTTTGCAACAAAATATAACTCAAGATATGGAGTAGATTTTCATAATAATGGAATGCTCGAACTTCAAGATGTACCAAACTTTAAATATATTCTGATTCATACTGGAAATACAGATGAGCATACAGCTGGTTGCTTACTTGTTGGCGAGACTCAACAAGATTTAGATAAAGGCAAAAATGGATTCATAGGTGGCTCTGGAGATGCTTACAAAAAATTATATCCCAAAGTTAGAGATGCTTTACTTTCTGGAGAAAAGGTCACAATAAAAATTTCAAATATAAATCTTGATGAAAAACAATTATCAAACAAAGCAACAGAAGATGTCGTACTTACAAATGTAATTGATGATAAGTTTGACAAGATAATGAAAGAACTAAAAAATCTAAGGAGTGCAGTATTCACAGTTAAAAATATTACTTGAATATAAACTGCCCTACATGTAAATCAATTCTTCAACACGAAGTAATAAAAGATAGAATAATTTTCACTTGCATGAATAAAGAATGTCGAAATTATAATGTCGTACAAATTGGTGGTAAGATGCATGAAGAAGAATAGGAGATTTATGTTTAGAGATAAAAAATATTGGTTATTCATTTTGGACAAAGCTGTGAAGACTGGCGTTCAAAGTTCTATCAGTCTGTATTTAGCACAGTCAAGCGGGATAATTTCAGCGGAGCTACTTGAGTTAGTTTCGGTTGCATTTTTAACCGCCTTTTTGAGCGTGATTCAGAATGCTTTACTGCAACATAAGCCAAAATACACTTATGAAGCAGATGCAAAAGTAGAGGTTCAAGAGAAAGGCGACTGGTAATGGAAGGTTGTTGCATGTCATGCCCTAGTGGGTGCGGAGATAAATAGATGTGGCTAGAAGGATTAATGAGTTATTTAATTATTTATTAGTTTTATTTCTAATATATCCTTCTCCAGTATTTGCTGAAGAGACAACTACATACGAAAGAATATCTGAGACTGGTCAGAACACAACAGACATAGAGTTTGATTATGGCGGTTCATCTTGGAATAGATTAGACATTCATAATGGAGACTGCGGTTCTACAACACAAGCAGTTCATTACAACATGCAGAATCTTGATGACCAAACAATCACGATTACTTTTCCAGAAGACAATATAACAACAGCTGGATTCTTATCTGGGTGCGTTAATGACCCATATCCAGTTACTTGGACATATTCAGATGGAACTACTGAGAGTATAAATTATTCTGCTCAATCTAATTCAAATACATCAACTATGTATGAGATTGTATCTAAAACTGTAACTGGTAAATACATATCATCTGTTGAGATTGAGTATGATGATTATGTCATTCTTGATGATATATACTGGACTTATGATAATACACCTACTACAACGACTACTAGTTCGACAACAACTTCGAGCACAACAACATCATCTACCACAACGACCACGACTCCACCGACTACGACTACTTCTAGTACGACTACAACGACAACGAGCACTACTACAACGACAACGACAACTATTCCGCCTACAACTACTACAACAGTACCACCAACGACTACGACCACACTCAGTCAAGAAGATATTGAGAGAAATAATAACCATGCTGAGACTGGAATATACGAAACTAATTCTGAGAGAGAAGATAGGGAATACCAAGAAGAGCAAGATAGATTAGCCAGAGAAGAAGCTGAGCGTAAAGAAGCTGAAAGAAAAGCTGAAGAAGAACGAATAGAAAAGGAAAAAGAATCTAATTTTCAAGAAACTGGTATCTATGAAACTAATTCAGAGCGAGAAGCAAGAGAATTAGAAGAGTGGGAAGCTGAACAAAAAGCGATACAAGAAGAAATAGATAATAATTTTCAAGAAACTGGTATCTATGAAACTGATTTAGAAAGAGAAGATAGAGAACAAAGAGAGTACGAAGAAGAACTTATAAGAATCGAAGAAGCTGAAGAAGCTGAAATATTATTAGAACTTGAAGAGAGCTTAGATTTTGAAGAACTTGATATACCAGAAGAAGAAGTTCAAGAGCTCATAGATATAATTCAAATACTAGAAGAACAGAACCTAGAAGAAGAGTTTGAATTTGAAGAAGAAGTATTTGTTATTGAAATAGAAGAAATTGTTTTAGAAGAAATAATAATAGTTGTTGATGACAAAGAAGAAGAACCAGTAGTCATCAAAGAAGTATTTGAAGAAGATGAGATTATAGAAATAGTCGAAGAGATTATAGAAGAAGAAGTAATTGAAATAATAGAAGAAGAGCTGACAGAAGAAGAAATATTAGAAGAAGTAGCAGAGCTAGAAGAAGTTATTGAAGAGATAATTGTAATAGAGATTCCAGAAGTATCTGAAGAAGAACTTGAAGAATTATCAGAAGAGGAATTAATAGAATATGAAGAAGCCAAAGAAGAAGCCATTGAAGAATTTGTGGAAGAACTTGAGACTGAAGAAGTTGTGGAGATACTTGAAGAAGTTAATGATGTCGGATTGGAAAATCTTGAATCTGTTAGCGAAGAAGTTATTGAAGTGGTAGCTAAGGTTG